CCGAGGGCGCAACGCGCTTTCCCCCTGCGCTGGAAGGACCCAAAGGCCGCCGGGGGCCCGCCGGGGGTCCCCGATGGTGGATAACTTGTGGATAGATTGTGGATAGATCGGCCTTCAGCCGCGGAAGGCGGTCAGGCGGAAGAGGGCACGCTGGAGTTGTGGGCCCAGCTCCTTGGCCGCGACCTGGTAGACCGTGGGCACGAAGTCCCACCGCGGCCGAATATGCACGGAGCGCTTCAGGTAGTAGAGGTCCACCAGGTTGAAGCGGTTCTCCCCTGGCCTGCTCTCCGCTCCGTTGCCTCGCTCGAACCTGCGCACGATCGTGACCGCTCCGTCCTTCGAGCGCATGACGAACGCCCGGGGCTTGCCCTTGCCGCGGTTGCCCCTGCCGCCCATGCGTCCAGCCGCCCGGGGATCGGAGAACCCCGCGTCCTTGCGCAGGTTGCGAGGCCACCACCTGGACCGGATCTTCCCCGACGGCGCGCGCCCTTTCTCCTGGGTCTCCGCTGCTGGGACGCCCAGGGCCTTTCCGGAGTTGGACCGCTTCTCCCCGCCCGTCTCGTGAATGGACATCCACGGGTCGAGGTGGAAGACGCGCGCGGTGGGCGGGTGCTGCCGATATTCCGCCTTTCCCACGCGAAACCCCTTGATTGTGCGGGAGTTGCGCAGGTCGAACTTGCGGGGCATGTCCTTGACCAGCTGGCCACGTGCCAGGAAGGCCGTCTCCGTCAAGGCGATGGCCTCCGCCTTCGGGAGCCGCTCGCGCTCGAGCTCGTTCAACGAGCGGAGGAAGGGGTCGAGATTGATCGAGATTCGCGAGACCTGGGACATGGGCACCTCCACGGGAGGACGGCCTCCCATGCCCCCAATGTAGGCCCCCGGACTACTCGCCCGCGTCGTCCCCTTCGGACGTGTTCGCGGACATGGCCACGGATTCGATGGCCTCGAATTCCCAGGGCCAGAGAACCAGCTCCATCTTGTCCGTGCGGGCGTTTCGCGCCTTCACGTTCACGAAGTGGGCCAGGTCCTTGTCGATCGTGGGGTCCAGGTCCTTCTCCAGGGCCACCACGTAGGTGAACACGTCCGCCCCGTGCTTCCAGACCTTCGAGACCTTGACCGCCCGCAAGGTGGCCCGGAAGGCCAACAAGGGCCTGTCGGGGCTCTCCGGGTTGTGGAGGGTCACGTCCACCACGTAGGGCGTTTCCAGGGCCACGGAGCGCCACGGAATGGGCGTCCTGAACAGGCCGGGCACCTGCTCGAAGCCGGGCAGCTCGGAGAGGTCGGAGAGGAACCCCTGTTCCTCCCCGATCGCCTCGAACTTCAGGGCCAGGAGCTGGACCGTTTTCGAGTTCTTGGACTTGGTCTCCAGTTTCGCGAGGATCCCGGAGTGGATGTTGTCAAACATGAGCGCCGTTCCTTTGCCGGGCGGGTGAAGCTGCAGGGCGAGGGCTGCCCGGCGTGGGTCCCTCGTCCTGGGTCATGTAGTCCACGAGGATGTCGAAGGCCCGCTCCACGGTCCAGGCCACGGCCACCCGGTAGCCCTGGTCGTCCAGGAAGGCGAGCCACCCGTCCTGTTCCCGCGAGGTGCGACCCCCCGCGGCCTTCAGCTCGAGATAGAGGCCATGGAAGCCGCCGCGCGCGATCGGGAGCACGAGATCGGGCACGCCCTTCTGAACGCCCTCCATCTTCAGGCGCACGCCCTCCTGGACGGTGCGCAGGCCGCCGTTGGGCACGGCGTAGAGGCGAAGGGCCCCGGAGTCCGGCCAGCCCTCCCCGGCCAGGATCGGCCACCGCGGCACGAGCTCGAGGCGCACGCGTTCGATGAGCTGAACCTGGAGAAGATGTTCGGGGGACACGCGTCCCATGGGCAGAACCTCCCCGGCAACGTGCCGGCCAATCAAGTATAGACACTATCTAGACGATTCCGCAAGAGGGCGCGAAAAGCCCTTGACAAATCCCCCCTCACGCGCGCACGCGCGCGCATGCATACGTGCGTAGGATCGGGCGCACGCGCGCGTCTGTCGATCGAGAAACATCCATTTATAGGAAAACAGCCTCTTTATCGCGCACAGCCGCAGGTGCGCCTGGGCACCTGCGCACGTGCACGCCCCCGCGCGCGTGATCGCGCACGCCTACGCAGGCACCCGCGCATGCGTGGGTAGGCGCACGCGCGCGAATACGCCCCGACTCTCAAAAAGTCAACACCGGAAAAATTTGTCCAGATTGTAACCCGATTTCGCCACGCCTGGGCTATACTTTGGACTCCATTCCACGCAACCAGGAGGAGAGCATGAGCAAGGGCGGAGACCGGGGACGGTCGTTTCGGGTGGACCGGTGGTCCGACAAGGCCATGGACTGGATTCTCCGGGCGACCCCGCACCCGAACCGGAACCAGCTTCTGGCCCCGGCCCTAGCCGCCCTCGCCGCGGATGCCGTGAAGCGCCTCGACCAGGCCGGGAAGGACGGCCCCCCGCTCGTCCCCCCGGAACTGCTCGAGGAGGGGCGCGTCCTGCTGCGCGAGTACGCCCTGCGCAACCCGGCGGGGGTGAGGTGATGCCCTACCACTACCGCGACCACTGGGAAGCGCTGGAGACCTACATCGCCACCCTGGGCTGGGTCTGGAGAGACGAGGCCACCCGAACGGCCGACACGGGGCGGAAATTGAACTGGGAGAAGTCCTACACCGGCTGGGTGAGGACCTACCGGGCGGACCGGAACGAGGGACGCCCGCCCCTGGACCCGGACCAGTTCCGCGAGCTGGTCGAGGAGATCACCCAACAGACCGCGGAGGGCGACGGAGACCTGGAGCCCCTGCAGTCGGTGGAGGATTTCGTCCTCGAGGCCCTGGACGCGTCGGACATCCGCTACGACCACGCGAGCGGGACCTGGGTCTCCGAAGCGGGTCTCCCGAAGCCCTACACGCACGTGGAGGGGCGCGTCCTGGAACGGTTCTACGAACTGCGCGACCGCGACCCCCGGGTCCGGAAGTTGTGGCCCAAGGACCGCGTGCAACAGGTCCTTTTCCGCATCGTGGACAGCTACGCGGACCGGTCGGTCCGATCGCTGCGCGAGCGCCTGGCCCACAACCCGGAGGCGGTGGCCGGCGGGGTGTCGTGCCTGCGCTGGGTGCTCGAGGACATCCTCCAAGTGGCCGACCCCGACACGTCGGTGGCCGTGATGCTTCAGTGGTTGTGGCAGGTGAAGCGCTACCTGTACGGCCGGACCGTCCCCTCCCCGCTCATGATCAACCTGTACGGTCCCCAGGGGTGCGGAAAATCCCAGTTCGTGACCATGCTCACCAGCCCCCCGGGCCTCTTCGGGGAGTTCCTCGAGGTGGCGTCCCTGTCCACCATGGGAGACAGTCGAGACACGGACCTCTGGTCCTCGAAGTTCGTGGTGTTCTTCGACGAGCTCGCGTTCTCGAGTGAGTACGGCAACGAGGCCCGCAACCTCGAGGCGATGAAAAAGATTCTCACCTCGCGCCACAACTCCCGGCGCGACCTGGGACGGAACAGCCGCTCGAAAATGCGTCGCCTGTTCTCCGCGATCGCGGCCTCTAACGCGTCGATCGTCCAACGCCTCTACGATCCCACGGGCATGCGCCGCTTCTTCGAGATCGTCGTCCAGCGCACGGAGAAGATGGGACGCGAGGAACACGCGGCCGTCTTCGGGGAGCCCACCCAGGAGCTGGGCACCCAGCCCGAGACGGCCATGGACCCGCTGCTGATCTGGCAGGCCGTGGACGAGGGCAACGACTACGGCTACCTGCTGGGCCCCATGCGCGCCCGCGTGGAGGAGATTCAGGACGGGTACAAGCGCGCGGACATGATCGAGCGCGTGCTCCTCGAGGCCGACGACGTGAACGTCTGGCACCCCTACGACGGGTCGGAAACGCCGTCCATCCTCGAGGAGCTGCGCAAGTTCCCGCGGCCGCGCGAGGCCAGGGAGTGGGTGGACACGAACCGGGCCGACCTACGCCTGGTGCCCGTCTCCGAATTCCGCCGCGGGATCGTCCAGTGGCTCCGGGACCAGGACCCCGGTCTCGCCCGCTTCGTGCCCGGCTACGACGGACTGGTCCACCACCTGCAGCGGGACAACGCCTACCCCCTCGTGGAGTTCGGGCAACGGGCGTTCCTCCTCTGCTTCCGCGACTACAACAACCCGGACAACGCGTCCGACAGCCCGATCTAGGAGCGCCACGACATGGCCGAAGAGACGAAGACGGCACCCACCCCGGAGGACCACTACCACCCCACCGGCGCGTGGTGTACCCTGTTCGGGGACTGTCGCGACCGCCTGGGAGAGCTGCCCGAGGGGGTGGCCGACCTGGTGTTGATCGACCCCCCGTATGGGACGATTAAAGGGTGCAAGAACATGGAGGCGTGGAACAACGGCGCCGCGGTGGACTGGGACGACGCCATCCCGCCGGAGGAGCTGCTCGCCATGGTCGGGTGGCTGCTGCGCAAGAACGGGAAGGCCCTCGTGTTCTGTCAGGAGCCGTACACCTCGCGCCTGGTTCGCGCCGGCGTGGCGGGGGTGCCGTTCGGGTTCCGCGCGATCTGGAAAAAGAACTCACCCGGAATCTGCCTGGGCGCCGCCAAGTCGCTGGTGTCCTACTTCGAGGACATCGCGATCTTCCAGCGCATCCACCCGAAACACGACTTCCAAGGGATGGACCCCTCCCGCCCCTACTTCGCCCAGGTCCAGGCCTGGATCGGGAAGTCCATCAAACAGGTGAACGCGGAGGCCGGCCACCGGAAGCTGGAGCACACGTTTTACCACAACTCCAGCCAGTTCCAGCTCTGCGGGCGCGAGCTCTACCGGGAGCTGGTCGAACGGTACGGCCTCGAGGCCATGCCCGGCTTCCGCCCCTGGGACGAACTGAACGCCCAGTCCAGCGCCTACCGGGAGGAGCTCGTCCGAACCATGAACGAGGATTTCCCGTCCACGTTCAACCTGCCGGAGGGCGCGAAGTCGAAGGGCAACGTGTTCGACTACGCGAAGGACCCGGACAAGTTGCACCCGACCCAGAAGCCCGTGGCGCTGCTCATGGACCTGGTGGAGACCTTTTCCCGTCCGGGGGACCTGGTGGTCGACTTCACCATGGGCAGCGCCTCCACGGGCGTGGCGTGCCATCGCACGGGCCGCCGGTTCGTGGGCGTCGAGCGGGACCCCGACATCTACCAAACCGGACTCGAGCGCCTGCTCTGGTTGCCGGACTGGGGGGCCCCGTGAAGCTGCCCACCTTCGGGTGCCGCGGATGCGAGCGCCGGCGCGAGCGCCTGGTCCGCTTCCTCGAGTCCCTGCGCACGCGCGAGAAACCCCCGGCGCCTGAACGTCCTCCGGTGCGGGTGGAGCTGCGCGCCTGGAACCCCGATCGAAAGGAAGACGCCCATGGCTAACCCCGTCCCTCGCCCGCGGCCTGAACAGCTCGCGGACTTCCTGCGCGCGCGTGGTGGCGTCGGGGGGTCCGTGTTCCTGGACTTCGAGTTCCGCCGGTCCCAGGATCCCGTCCTGGACCTGGTGTCCTGTTCCCTGCAGTGGTTCGACACGGACGGCCAGCCCACGCCCGTGGTGGAGTGGTGGCTATTTCGGGACGAGGGGGCCCAGGCCGACCTGCGCGAGTCCCTCGAGGCCCTGCGCGACGGGGGCGCCGTGTTCGTCGGCTACGGCATGGCCGCGGAATGTCGGTCCCTGCTCTCCCTGGGCCTCGACCCCCATTCCTTCCAGATTGTGGACCTCTACGCGGAGTGGCGCCAGCTCACCCACAACAACGTGGCGTGCGAGTACGGGGTCTACTTCACGGAGACGGGGTTCCGCCGGACTTCGGTCCCCCCGTCGTTCCAGAAGGAAAAGAACCGCGGGAAGGACAACAACAAGGTGGGCGCCGGCCTCACCGCGGCCGTGGGCCAATGCTTCGGGGAGTTCCTCGACTCCGCCCACAAGCGGACCATGCGGGACCTGATCCTCTCCGCCCCGGACTTCACCGACGAAGAGGCGCGCGAGGTCATGGCCTACTGCTCCTCCGACATCGCTTATCTGCCGGACCTGTTCTTCGAGTTCACCCGCCGCCTGGCCAGCGCCACGCGGGGGCAGCTCTCGCGCGAGGAGATCGCGCGGGCCCAGCTCCTCCGCGGGTCGTTCATTGCCTCCGTGGCGAAGATGGAGGCGGAGGGCTTCCCCCTGCAGGTGGCCGCGGTGCGGAACCTCCGGGCCAACTTCGAGGCCGCGCGGGATACGATCATCCGCGACTTGGTGGAGAACCACTTCCCGTTCTACCTGCGCGTGAAGCGCCGGGCCTCCGACCTGCTGGGCGCCTGGGTGGACAAGGAATCCCAGTTCCGCGCCTTCCTGCAGGGGCAGGGCCTTCTCGAGACCTGGCCGCGCACCGTGGACGAGGACACGGGCAAGCCCACGGAGACCCTTTCCCGCGAGGACAAGGTCCTGGCCGAATACGACGGCGTGCCGGAGCTGCGCGCCTACCGGCAGGCCCGCAAGCTGGTGAAACAGCTCCAATGGTTCCGCGAGCCGGACCCCGTCAAGCGCGCGCGCGAGGGGGATTTCTTCGACACCGTCGGGGCCGACGATCGGCAACGGGCGTTCCTGGGACCCTTCGGCACCCAGACGGGGCGAAACGCCCCGAAGGCCTCCCGGTTCATTCCGGCCATGTCCTCGTGGCTGCGCGTGCTCATTCAGCCCCCGCCCGGCTGGATCGTCTACGGGATCGACTGGGCGTCCCAGGAGTTCGCCATCGCGGCCGTGATGTCGCGCGACTCCAACATGATGGCCGCTTACCAATCGGGGGACCCGTACCTCTATTTCGCCATCCGGGCGGGCGCCGTCTCGGAGGCGGACGGCGAGGCCTGGAAGTGGGAGAAGAAAGCGCGCAAGGGGTCCCACGAGGTCACGACCGCGGCACGGGACGAGCTCTACCACCGGGTGACGGAGCTCCGGAACCTGTTCAAGTCCACCACGCTGGGCCTGCAGTACGGCATGGGGAAGGACAAATTGGCCGTCAAGCTCACCGTGGACACCGGCCGGCGCGTCACGACCGAAGAGGCGGACCGACTGATCCAACTCCACCGGCGGGTCTATCCCACCTACTGGGCCTGGTTGGAAAAGGTCTCGAACCACTACGAACGGAAAAAGGTCCTCACCCTCTGGGACGGCTGGGCCCTCCTGGGGGATAACGAGAACTTTCTCTCCGTCCGGAACTTCCCCGTGCAGGGGACGGGGTCCGTCACCATGCGCGAGGCCGTCCGACGGGCGCACCTCGAACACCTCCGCATCCTCACGCCCCTGCACGACGCCATCTATGGGATCTGTCGGGAAGAGGAGGAAGACACCCACCCCGCCACCCTGGGCCGCTGCATGGATGAGGCCGTGTCCGCGGTCCTGGGCGATCGGCTGAAGATCCGGCAGGACCTGGGCATCCACCGCCACGGGGAGCCCTGGATCGAGGAAAAGGGGGAGAAGTTCTACAAGCTGCTGGGCCGATACCTCGAGCCCATGGAGACGGAGGAAGACAAGAAAAAGAAGCTCCTGGAAACAATCTTCGCGGAATCATTTGCTTTTTAGCCCCCCGAAAGTCTATACTTTGAACATGCCGAACACGACCAAACTTTCCGCCCGCCGCCTGGCCATGTCCACCGCCCCCTCCCTGGCCTCTGCGGAGGCCCTTCCGCGTCTCGAGGAGATCGCCCGGGAGCACACGGGGTTCCAGACCCTGGTCTCTCATGGTTCGGACGAGGTGGATTTCCGCACCGTTTCCGTCTGGGATTTCCGGAAGGCCCTTCAAGCCGCTTTCGAAGCGGGGCGGGCTTCCAGGTGATCCGCACGAAGCCCACGCCCGCCGGAGTTGAGCGCCTGAAGATGCACGGCGCGCCCGCGGAGGTCTGGGTCGGCCTCGTCCCGACCACTACGCCGTCGCGCCGCGGTGTCCCCATGGAAATGGAGCTCCACCTCCATGCCACCGAGGAGGGCATGCGCCGCCACCTGGACGAGATCCGGCCCTCCTTGGGAGCTCGTTCCCCATGGCTGGGGTTCTCCTTCCGCGCCGTGGCTCTCGAGAACCTGCGCAGGATGCGCCCCGACACCGGCCGCGTGGTCGCCTGGGTGTGGGGAGCATGAAGGGCCCCGCCGGCTACCGGAACCTGGCCCGCGGGGAGGACCAGCTCGTCCTCCACCTGGCCCCGATCGTGCGCCGCTTCGCGTTCTGCGGGCGGATCGCCTGGCAGGCCTTCCTCCCGGGCCAGCGCGTGGCCTTCGCCGTCGGGTCGGCCCTCTCCGAGGAGGGCGCCACCGCGAAGGCGTGGAAGGCCTTCGACGCCTACATGGAGGGCCGGCGCCGTTGGATGGGCCGGGACCACCTCTTCACCGACAACCGTTTCCAACTCCCACCCGAACCCTGAACGAAAGGACCCTACCTTGTCCCTCCCTCTCTACATCCGCCTGGACGGCGCCGTCGTGGCGACCCAGCCGGACGACGCCCACGACTGGGTCACCATCGAAGAGGCCGCGCGCATCGTGCGCGAGCACAACGCCGCGGCCGCGGAACGCGAGCAGAACCAGGGGTCCGCCCTGGAACAGATCATCCGCGTGGACATCGAACCGCCCACGGATCCCAAGCTGGGGTGGTTTGCGACGGTCCGCGGTCCCCGGGGTCGTTGCGTGGCCGGGAAGGTCGTCCACCTGTCCCTCACGACGAAGCGGGGGGCGTGATGGCCTTCCGTCTCCATGTCCGCCGCCCCCCGGAACTCGCCCTCGTGCATGGCCTGTTCGACCTGGCCCGGAGCTCGCCCTCCGGTGGCCAGGTGTTCATGGTCAAGAATCCGCACGGAGAGGGGCATTTCCTCATGTCCACGGACGGGACCGTCGTCCGCTCCCAGCTGGTCCGCCTGTTCTGGGGGGAGAAGGACCTGCGCGAGCACCACCAGAGTGGCGGCCCGTGCACGCCGGACTCGCCCCTCTCCGCGTGGCTGCAGGACGACGGCCTCGAGCCGCTGCCCGACCTCGCCACCCGACCGGCCCGCCTCGTGCCCGTGACGCGCGGGAAGGGCGACCGCGGCGAGGCCTGGGACCTCGTGTTCCCGGACGACGACGACAAGGTGGGGAAAGCGGTCTCCATCCTGCTGCTGCAGCACCTCCGGCCGATCCCGGAGGCGTTCCGGTCCTGGTTGGTCATCATGTCCCCGCGGGCCATGGCCGCCTTCGCCGCGTCCTTCCCTCCCGGCCTCGAGCCTCCCGTCCTCTGGATCCCCGAACCCCAGCCCGACCCCGTGAAGCCGGGCAAGCTGCCCACCTGGGCGAAATACTGGGGGTTCCACGCGAAGACGGCCCAGCCGGTCGGGGTCATCATGGGATTGCGGTCCCTCGAGTCCCTCGCCCGCTTCGGGCAGGCCGAAAAATAGAGCCGCGAACGTCTGCACGTTCTCTATACTTCCGAGGACCTACCGGCGAAGGCCCCGCCGGTGAAGGTCCGACACCACCACCAGGGCCGAGGAACGCAAAATGTCGTTTGCCGCACGCGCTCGCGCGCATCGTGAAGAGGGGGGCGCCTTCGTCTTCCCCGAGTTCGAGGGCTGGGTCCGCCTGAAGGCGTGGAAGTTCGGCCTGTCGAAGAAGAAAAACCCAATGTTCACGCTGGAATTCAAGATCATTGAAGCCGGCGACCTCAAGGGGAAGATCATCAAGGACCGGACGGTGATCTCGTCCGCCGCGGACTGGCAGTTCGACCGGTTCCTGGCCTACCTCGAGGACTCCGGAATCGACCTCAACGCCCTGAACGACAAGGACCCGAAGTTCCAGGACATCCAGGACGCGCTGGAGTTCCTCGAGGACAAGGGCCAGAAGCTCCGGGTGCACCTGATCCCCCAGGAGGACGACCCCCGCTACTACCGCCTGAAGTACCTCGAGGTGGAACGCGTGGGCGAGGGCGCCGGCGGGCCGGGCGTGGACGATCCCGCGGACGTGGGAGACGGGGCCCCGCCCCCTCGCGAGGACGAGGGCGCCCAGGAACCGGAGGAAGCCCCGCCCCCGACCACCCGCACGTCGGCCCCCGCGAGGACCACGACCGCACCCGCGGCCACTGCCTCGCGCCCGGCCACCACAACCACCACCCGGACCACGCCTCCCGCCTCGACGGCCGGAAAGGCCGGCGGCCGCAAGCCCTGGGAGAAGGGGTAGCCCTCCACCTCCTCCCGCACCGGGGGCTGGTCCACCGATCGGGCCGGCCCCTTTCTCTCTCGCCTTCCAGCCCATGAGGCCCACGACCATGAACCGACCCCAGAACCGCCCCGCCCCGTCCGTCGCCCACCGCTTCGTCTTCGAGCTGCTGAAGCTGGACGCGCCCGCCCACGACACCCACCAGGAGAGCCTGGACCGCGTCCGCTCCCTCCGGTGTTTCCTGGACGACTTCCGCGCCCCCGTGCCCTCCCTGCCCACTCCCCGCGGAACCTCCGTCACGCTGCCCGCGGACGTGCCGTTCGCGGTGGGGCAGTACCTCACCCAGCGCGTGCCCGCGGCCGGAGAGCTGCCCGCCTACATCTTCCCCCTGGCCGGCCAGCCCGTCCTCGTGATCGGCACGCCCACGGACCACGTGGTCCCCGACGGCGCCCGGTGGGACGAGGACGCCCAGCGCTGGATCTCCGAGGACGTGCGCGTCGTCGTGAACACGCCGGCCGGCCCCCTGGTCACGTCGGTGGACTCCGGCGAGTTCGAGGCCTGGACGGAATCCTCCCCCGCCCAGGACGACGTTCTGGCCCAGGCCCGCGGCCTGCTGGAACAGCTCGAGCGCGATCTCCTCGAGACGATCGCCCAGGCGGACGCCCCGAAGGTGCCGACGGGGGACACCGCCCCGTGAACGAGCTCCGCCGCCCAGCCACCCCGAAGCCGGAGACCGCCCCCCAGGGCTCCCGGCCCTCCGCAACCGATCACGACCCGGTGAACCATCCGGCCCACTACACGAGCCACCCCTCCGGGGTCGAGTGTATCGAGATCATCGAATGGTTCCCGGCCAACCTGGCCAACGCCTGGAAGTACCTCCACCGGCAGGACCTGAAGGGCGTGACCCTGCAGGACCTCCGCAAGTCCAGGTGGTACGTGGAGCGCGAGCTCCGCCGGCGCCGCATCCTCGCCCGCCGTCAGGTGGTCGTGGACGTGTTCGTCCCCGTCGCGCTGCCCAAACTGGTGGCGCGATACCTCCGCCACGAGGACGGCCGCCGCCGCGAGGTGTTCGGCCAACTCTGGGCCGCCTTTCTCCGCCCCGTGGGCCTGGACGAGCTGAAGGCCGCCCAGGACCTCCTCGCGGGGCTCGTGCACTCCGCACGACTCACCGAAACCCAGGAGCGCAAGCCGTGAAAATCTTCTCCCTCGAGGCCACCAACTACCGGAAGTTGGCCGCCTTCCACCTCATTCTCGACGGGCGCAACCTGAAGGTGGCCGGGACGACCGGCCAGGGGAAGACGACCGCCGTCTCCCTTCTCTGGGAGATCCTGGAGACCGTGGGCGATCCGATCAACAACGCGGGCAAGGAACCGGGCGCCAAGGCCCTGGTGCGCGTCGTGTTCGGCACGCCGGAGCGCCGCTACATCGCGGAGCGCAAGTACACCGCGGGCGGGACGGACATTTCGATCCGCTCCGAGGACGGCAAGTCCAAGGTGTCGGCCAAGGAATTCCGGTCCTGGGTCTCGTCCCTGGCCGTGAACCCGCACAGAATCATGGAGCTGGGCCCCCAGGAGCGCACCGCCACGTTGCTGCGCGCCGCCCGCGTCCCCGACGGCGTGGACCTGGACGCGATCGACCGACAGCGCGCGGACGCCCACGAACGCCGCGAGGACGCCCGCAAGGACGTGGCCCGGCTGAAGGCCTCCCAGGGCATCCGCCCCCGTGAAGTCGTCGCCGTTGACGTGCAGGCCTCCCGCGCGCAGCTGGTGGAGCTCGAGCGCGACAAGGCCCAGGGCGAGGCGGAACTCCAGTCCGCCGGCCGCGAGCTCGAGAGCATCGAGCGCGACCTGGCCGACGCGCTCGAGCGCGTCCGGAAGCTCGAGACCCGGAAGGCCGAAACCACCGCGCGCCGTGACGAGATCCGCGCGTGGATGGACGAGAACGTCAAGCCGGAGGAACTCGCCCGGCTGCAGGACGAGGTGGCGCGCGCGGACGAGCTGAACCGCGAGGCGAACGCCTGGACCGAATGGCAGCGCAAGAACCAGGAGCTGCAGGACGCGGAGGCCCGCTTCACGGCCGCGGAACAGGAGGTCCGCGCGTGCGAGGCGAGCAAGCGCGAGGCCCTCGAGGCCATCGTCTGGCCCCTGCCCGGTCTCGAGGTGCGGGACGGGGAAATCTGGTTCAAGGGCGTGCCCCTGGTCCAGGCCGGCGAGTCGGAGAAGCTGCTCGTGTGCGGATCGCTGGCCGCCCACGAGATCGCCCAGGCGCCGCTGCGGGTGGTCCGCCTGGACGGAATCGAGTCCATGAGCTCCGAGGACTTCGCCCAGTTGGAGGCCCTGTTCGAGGAGCACGACATCCAGGTGTTGGCCTCCCGCGTGACGCGCGGGGACCTCGAGGAGGGCGAGCTCTTGATCCACGAGGGCAAGGTCCAGGAGGTGGAACCGTGACCGCGTCCCCGATCCCCGACCACGGCCGCGTGGTCGAACCCGTGACCGCGGAGACGGCCGTCCTGTTGGTCCATGAGTACGGCGCCCTGCGCGAGTCGCTGAACCTCTCGCCCTCCGGCGTGCTGGCCCTGTCCAAGGAACTGGCCCGCCTGCAGGCGGTCGAGGCGAAAACGCGCGAGATCCTCCTCTCCGGAGTGTTCTTCCCTGCCCGGGTGGAGCGCTTCCTCGAGGAGATCGTGCCGCCCCTGGATTTCCGGGCCTGGGCGTTCGACACCAACCAGCTGGTGGGCCTCCGTGTCGAGGCCCAGGGCCTGGACAAGGTGCCAGCCGACGCCGCGGGGGTGACACCATGACCCGCCGCATGGTGGTGGACTGGTCGGTCCTCATGCATCTGAACTGGCACAAGATGAGGTCCCCGAACTTCGAGGCGCGAACCGGTCTCGAGGTCGCGGAGTTCGCGCGCAACATCGCGGGCCATGCCCTCTATCTGGTCGAACGGATGCACCCCGACGAGCTGGTCCTGGCCCTCGACGCCCCCACGAATTGGCGCTCCGGTGTCTACGCGCGCTACTACGAACACCACGTGGGCTATTTCCAGTTCCGTGAAAAGCCGGGGTTGTGGGTCGTCCAGTTCGACCGGAAAACCTACCTCGTGAAGTACCGGTCCGATATGGACAAATGGGAGTTCCAGAAGCTGAACAAGGCCGACACCGAGGCGTGCGACCTCGCGGACCCACTGCAGTGGCGCCGCTGGAGTCCGTGCCCGGTGGAGCTCCCCGAAGAACCAGACGAGCCGGGAGAGGAGATCCTCCGCTGGGTCCAGGACTCCCCCGACTGGCCGCACCTGGAACCCCTGGTCCCGAAGTACAAGGGCAACCGGTCGACCTCGAAATGGGATTACGAGACCACCCGGTCCGAGTTCAAGGCCCTGGGCGCGAACCTGGGCGCGAACCTGTCGGCCACCCTGGGAGGGCACGCCGTCCGCGTCGAGCTCGCGGAGGGAGACGACGTTTGCGCCGTCTACGTCCAGACGTGCCCGCCGGAGGACGAGGTCGTCCTGGTGTCCGTGGATACGGACCTCCACCAGCTCCTGATCAACCGGCCCGGCCTGCGCATCTTCGACCCGAAGGCCCACAAGTGGGTCGAGAAGTCGCCGGAGCGCGCCGCCTTCGAGCTGGTCCACAAGATCCTGAAGGGCGACACCTCCGACAACATCGCGGGCGTGGCGCTGCGCAGCGCTGCCCAGACGTTGGGGGAGAAAACCGCGGAGAAACTGATCGCGGACAATGGGGGGCCGGATCTCGTCTGGGAATACCTGCAGGACCAGACTGACGAAGAGGGGAAGATCCTCCGCGCCGGCGCCGCGGAGGCCGCATCCCTGGACCGGAACATGGAGCTGGTGTCCTTGTCCTTCCTGCCGGCGGAGATCGAGCACCGGATCCTGGACGCCTTCCAGGCCATGCGAGGAGGGCAGGCCCTCGCCCACCGCATGGAGGGCCGGTTCTCGTTCGAGGAATTCGGCCTCACCGCCGCGGACGTGATGCTCGCGCGCGCCACCGGGCGACAGGACGCGGAGATCGACGCCGGCCTCCGCGAGGGCGACCCGGTGACCCACGAAGGCCTCGGTGCGAAAAGTTCTTGACTTTAGGGGATTAAAAGTCTAGACTTTTGAACGTGGGCGGCGACGGTGCCGCCTGCGTTCACCGAGGACATCATGAAGCACCTGTACGACTCCGACACTGCCGAACGCCTCACCGCCAAAGCCCTGGGGATCACCCGCGACCAGTATGCCGCCGTCATTGGAATGAGCGAGGGGACCGCGGGAGAAGGCCATGTCCGCCCCGACTGCTTCCGCGGAACAAAACACCCTCGGGTCTACGCGGCTTGAACCATTCACGCCCCGGCCGCGCGCCGGGGCTTCTCTTTCCACTCGAGGACAACAACATGACCGACAACCCGAAGAGCCCCACCTGGTGCCGCACCTTCACGGGGGTGGGCTTCGACCTCCACGACCTGGGAGCGCAGGTCCCCCAGCTCGAGGACGTGGCCCACCACCTCGCGATGCTTTGCCGGTATGGGGGCGCCTGCCCGGTGTTCTACTCCGTGGCCCAGCACGCCACCATGGCCGCGCGTGCCGTGTTCGTGGCCACCCAGGACCCCGGCCTGGCCCTCCTGGCCCTCCACCACGACGACGCGGAGGCGTACCTCTACGACATCCGCCGTCCCCACAAGCGGGGCGTGTGGTTCGAGGAGGGAGCCACGGGCGTGCGCGTCCCGTTCGCTCGCGTCGAGGTGTCCGTCCAGTCCTGGATCTTCGCCCACCTGCTGCCCCCGTTGGTCGTCGCGTGGGAGTGCACCGGCAACGTGGCCCGCGGGTGGGTCAAGCGGGCCGACGACGCGGCCCTCCGCGCCGAGTACCTGGGCCTGTTTCCGGAGGGATGCGACGAGGACCTGCCGGAGGAGGACGGCGTCCTCCGCGTGGCGCCCGTGCTGCCCGAGGACTGCCTGGACTGGTCCCGCGCGAAGGCTGGTTTCCTGCGCATGCACCGGTTCCTGCTGCGCGAGCTGCAGGCCGTGGAGGTCCGCGAGGGCGCGACCCTGACGGCCCCGGCGCTCGCGAAGACCGGAGGGCTGGAGGTCCGCGAGGGCGCGTTCCGCGGGGTCTGGCAGGTGGCCCCATGAGCCGCCCCGCCATGGTGCAGCTGGGAGTCCTGCAGGCCGTCGCGACCTCCCTGGCCGCCCAGGATGCCGCCTCCCTTGGAGGACCCGTTCTCGAGATCCGCCGCGAGCCCTGGGACTTCGACGCCCCGAAGGCCGGGGACTTCGGAGTCCGCCCTCTCCCGCGCGAGGGGTACCGGTTCGCCTCCCCGATCGTCTCCGCGACCTCGAGCCCCAAGTCCGCCGCGGTGCTGAAGCGCCGGGCGAAGAACAAGGCCGCCCGCGCGGCCAGGAAGCGGGGCCGGGCATGATCGCGCGCGCCGTGTCCGTTCTGGTCCTGCTGGCCCTCTATCACGCCGCGGGCGTGCACGGGTTCGCGGCCTTCCTCCTCGAGGAGGGACCCGCCTACACGTTCGACCGCCTGGTCCAGTCGGCCATCGCGGTGGCCCTGTTTCTGTTAACTCTCCGCCCCGATCGCACCAAGTACGTGCACCGGGAGGAGCTCCGCGGAATCTGGGAGGCCATCGAAGAATTCGACCGCGATCTCCGGACGGTTCGCCGGGAGGGTGGATCCTACGCGAGAGCATGCCACGCCGGAATCGGTCGCGTGCGCTCCGCGGTCTATCGCCTGGCCTGGATCCTCCGGGGAAGCCCCCTCCCGGAAACGATGGACGCCCGGGAGTCCTGCCGGCAGGTGTGGTCCTCCGAGGACCAGGAAGGGGGCCGCCCGTGAAGTTCTACCTGGTCCTGGACTTCGAGACCTCCGGCCTGTTGCACGAAGGCGCGCAGCCGGTGGAGCTGGGCGCCGTGCTCCTGGACAAGAAGTCCCTGGCCACCCTCTCGGAGTTCCAGGCCTACATCCGCCACGACGCGGAGCGGTTCACCTGGTCGGACGAGGCGGAGGCCACGCACGAATTGAGCCGCGAGACCCTCGAGGAGCACGGCGTCCCGATGTCGGACGCCTGGTCCGCCTTCGTGGACTGGATCGGGTCCTGGGTGAATCTCGAGGCCCGCGGCGAGGTCATGTTCTGCGGGCACAATCTCGCGTTCGATCTCCGGTTCCTCCAACTCATGGCCGGCGTGGATCCCCTCGAGGAGCCCCTCCCGCCCTGGGCATGCGTGACCACCCGCGACACCATGCAGTGGGCCGCCCTGGTCAACCAGGCGACGATCGACGGCGTGGGCTTCCACGCGGCACCGTTCAAGGACGACGAGACGGGGTTCCCGTCCGTCTCCCTCGAGAACGTGGCCAAGTCGCTGGGCCTCCCCACCGAGGGCGCCCATTCTGCCCTCTTCGACGCGCGCATGACCGCCCAGGTCATGGCCGTGATTCTCTCCAACCTGGCCGGCGACCTGGAGAACTCCCGCAAATGGGAGAAGCGACAGGCGGCCATCTCTTCCCGAAAGGTGAAACCGTGAACGTGGCCAACATCCTGGAGACCTGGAAAGAGGCCTCCCGACTCGAACAGGACCTCCGCGAGGCCCTGCTGGACCTCCGCGAGGAGGGCAAACGGACCGCACCTACCACGGAGTGGCGGGAGGCCGTGTCCAAGGACAAGCGCCCCGCCGTCCGGGTCCTGTTCAAGGAATGGGCCCGGGCCGAGTCCGACCTGGAGAAGTTCCTCGCCCACCCGGTGGTCTTCGACAGCGACGAGGTCCTGCCGGCGGCCATGGGCGCCGCCCTCCTCTCCCACGAAACCCGCGCGCGTGAACTGATCGCAGCCGCGGAGAACGTGGTCCAGGCCCACCGGCGGGGGATGCGCTCCTCCGACACCATGGAGGCCGTCCGCGCCCTCGACAATCTCCTGGCCACCTGGCCGGGCTTCACCCTCCACAAGGACACCACGCCATGAAGCTGCCCACCCTGAACCCCTTCCGCGCGCTCTCCACCTGGTGGCGCAACCGTCGCCCCGTCAAGGACGCGAAGGCCTACGGCGTCGAGGGCGCCGCCCTGCGCGAGGCCATCCGCAACTTGACCGGCGACGAGCTCGCGGAGAACCGCCGGGCCTTCGCCCAGCGCTTCGCCCAGTTCTCGAACCGGCAGCGCGACCGGTGGCTGAAGGCGAACGGCTGCCCCGTGCAGGCCCGCCCCCGGCCAGTCCTACCGGCAGGCCCAACAGGCCGCCGCGGTCGCCTGGTTCGATCGCACCCACCGCGGGGCATGACCGTGGAACCCCTGCTCGCCGTGCCCGTCACGGACTTCTCGGCCCTCCGTTTCCCGCTCCTCCTCTCCCCGAAAATCGACGGCGTCCGCGGGTGGAATCCGGACCCTGTCGCCCCGCCAGGGCTGGGGTTCTGTTCGCGCAAACTGAAGGCCTTCCCGAACGCGAACGCCCGCGCCCTCTTCGACCGCGACGAGTTCCGCGGCCTGGACGGCGAGCTCGCCCTGGGCGACATCGCGGCGCCCGGACTGCTGCGCGCCACCAACGCGCTGCTGCAGGCCCACGACCGGCCGGCGGACGGCCTGGTCTGGCACGTGTTCGACACCCTCGAGGGCGGGGCCTCTATCCCCTACGAGGAGCGCCTGGCCATCCTTGCGCGCCGCGTGCCCTCGTTGGGGCCGGTGGTCCGCATGGTGGACCAGCACCTCGTCCACGATCGCGAGGAGCTCGAGTTCTGGGAGGACCACTACCTCGACGCCGGTCTGGAGGGTGTGATCGTGCGCGACCCGCGCGCCGGCTACAAGTTCGGCCGCTCCACCGAGCGCGAGGGCATCCTCTTGAAGGTGAAGCGCTTCGAGGATGCGGAGGCCACGATCGTGGGGTCCTTCGAGCTCGAGCACAACGACAACGCCCGGACGACGGACGAACGCGGGTTCGCGAAGCGCTCGAGCCACCAGGCCAACAAGCGCGCCGCGGGCGTGCTGGGTGGGTGGGTCGTCCGCGGCCTCAATGGCCGGTTCGAGGGCGTGGAGTACCGGGTCGGGGGTGGCTTCACGGCCAAGCAGCGCGCGGAGTTCTGGGCCCTCCGCGACGAGGCCGTGGGCCACGTCGTGACGGTCAAATACTTTGCCCGCGGGGTGAAGGACAAGCCCCGACACGCCCAGTTCAAGGACTTCCGCCCGGAGTTCGACCGATGATCCAACCACCCACCGAGCCGGTGGACTTGACGCCGCCGGAGGACGTCCCCGTGGTGCGAACGACGGCCCGCAACCTGGACGAGGTGGCGGCCATCGTGGGGGCTCATGACGGCCAGTCCCGGGCCGTGATCTCCCTCGAGGGGACGAACTTCCAGGTCGCCCTCGGCCCCCGCCGGCCGCTGGTCTACGAATTCTCCGAGAAGGACAAGCGCAAGTTGAGCGAGGACCGGCGCGCGGAGCTGCTGGCCAAGTGGGACGCGGACCTGTTCAAGTCCGCGCGCGACTGGGCCGTCCGCGAGCTGCGCGCGCTGCCCAAAGGAGTGCGCCGCAAGGTCCACCCCCCGTGCAAGGTGGCGCCGATCTGGGAGGAAACAATCCTCCGCCGGCAGCTCGCGGAGGCCCAGGGAGCCCTGGCCGCGGCCCGGCGGGACCTCGCGGAAGTCCGCGCCCGCCTGGACTCCCAGCGCGAGGCGTACAACGCCGCGTGGGCCGATCTCGAGGCCGCGCGCGCACGGCTGCAGGTCCTGGAGCTGGCCGGGGACGCGACCGTCCAGGAACAACGCGTCCAGGACATCGAACGGCTGGAAGAGAAGAACGAGGAGCTGGAAGGACGCGTCCGCGAGCTGGAGACGGAGCTCGAGAACGCCGCGAGCGAGGCGGCCGCCCAGGGGCACGCCGAAGGGCGCGAGGAGGCCCTCCTCGAGCTGGGCGTCCGCGAGGACATGACTCTGGCCGACCGGCTGGAGCTCAAGGACTTCCTCTCCGCCTTCGAGGAGCGCCGCCGGTGTCCCGGCAGGAAGGACCGCACGACCACGTTTCCCGCGCCCCTCCTCCCTCTGGAAACGGAGGAGAAAGGGGCGTTTATCCTGGACCACTGGGACGACCTTCCCCTGGCCGCCCTCCGGTGGGTGGTCGAGGAGAACCGGCGCCCGTGAGCGAGGTCTGGACCCTGCAGCCGCCCCTGCCCGTGCAGGAGGGGGACTTCCCCTCCTCGCCGTTCGAGTGGCTGCCCTGGGACTGGTCGCGGCCGCGGCGCCGGTCCGATCGGATCATGTTCCCCCACCAGGAGGTCGGGTCCAGGTATCTCCTCGAGAACTGGGGCGGGGCCCTGTTCATGGGCATGCGGACGGGGAAGTCCCTCACCTTGGTGGACGCGATCATCCGCGGGGGAATCTTCCCCCACCTGGTGCTCTGCCCCGTCTCCGTGATGGCCACCTGGGAGAACGAGTTCCTGGAAGAGGGCCTCCGGCCGTCGGAAATCCACCTCGTGCGCGAGGGGGACCGGGCGTCCCAGCTCCTCCGCCCCGGCCCCCTGGTCACGGTCCTGAACTTCGAGACGGTGCGCAAGTCCCGCGCGCTGCGCGTGCGCGAGGGTCTGCCCGATGCGCTCGAGCTGCCGAACTGGGCCGGCGTCACCGTGGACGAGTCCTACCGGATCGCGAACCCGGAAGCGACCGTCACGCGCGAGATTCTCCGAAGCTCCCGGCCGCCGGGCCAGTTCCGGGCCATCCTCTCCGGGTCGCCCGCTTCCGAATCCGGTCTGAACCTGGCCTCCCAGTTCCTTTTCCTGGACGGGGAGTTCTTCGGCTGCACGGACATGGTGGAGTACCTGGGCAAATTCTGCCGACCGAATCCGCGGAACCCGCGGGCCTGGATCCCGTCCTCGCGGTCGCACCTGGCCGACATCCGGGCCCAGGTCAAGCGCCGGGCCTACTGCGTCTCTATGGCCGACCTGGACCTGGGTGTCTCCAAGGTTTACCAAGTCTGGAACATTGACCCGACCCCGGCCCAGGTCGAGGCCCTGAACTGGTGCAAGCTCGCGAATACCTACCCCGGCAAGGACGAACAGGGGCGGCCGAAAACGTGCATCCTCGAGCCCCTGGTCCGCTCCACCTTCATGTCGAAGGCCTCCGCCGGCGTGCACCCGATCACGGGGGAGATTCTGTCCGACGCGAAGGCGCGCGCCGTGCGGGACTGGTTGCTGGAACACCCCGACGAGCCGGCCCTGGTCCTCTCCCGGTTCACGGCACCCATTCAGACCACCGTGGAGCTGCTGAAGGCGGCCGGGGTCGCGGTGGCCGCGATCACCGGGGCGACCCCCCAGGCCGAACGCGAGCGCATCCGCCGCGACTTCCAGGCGGGGAAGCTGCGCGTGGTCGTGGGCCAGGTGAAGGCCGTCAAGATGGGGATGGACTTTTCCCGCGCGGACTACCTGTTCTACCTCTCCAACAGCTACAGCCAGGACGACCGCACCCAGTCGGAGGACCGCGGGAACCATACCCAAAAAACGGGAATCTTGCAGGTGGTGGACCTCTGCACGAAGGGCGGGAACGACCGGAAGCTGGTCTCCCTCCTCACCACCAAGAAGGCCCTGTCCCGGTCCTACATCGAGGAAACGCTCTCCAAGTGGTCGGAGGAATTCGCGGATGCTTGACCCCGGCCGCGTGCCGGGGTTATACTTTGGAAAGATCGAAAAGGGACGGCGACTTCCGGGTACCCGGCACGTTCCGAAGTAGTCTAGTGGCTTGTGGGTGGCCGGCAGGGAACCCTCGCCGGTTCGTAGCTCAATTGGACAGAGCGGGCGCCCTCTGGGCGTGTCGGTTGCGGGTTCGAGTCCCGCCGGATCGTGTACCCAGGGAGACCACCATGGAGACGAAGTACAAAAAGCCGCGGCCGATCACGAAGCACCCCGTGGGCCTGAAGTTGTCCACGCTGGGCGTCAAGTTGCTGGACCGCCTTTCCGAGCGCCACAAGGGCACGCCCTTGCACGAGCACCGCGGCCCCCTGGTCGACCGGCTGCTGCTGCAGGAATCGCGCGCCGTGCGCTCCCAGGACCCGGCCGTCGAGGCCATTCTCTCCGAGGCCGGACTGTGACCGGAGAAACGGCCCGGCAGGATCCCGCCATGGTGGGCGGGCCCTGGTTCCTCGTGCGGGAACTGGACGGCGAGCGCGTGACCCTGGACAATTCGTTCCGCTCCACCCTGCGCGAAGTCGAACGCCTCCGCGACGAGGAGCGGAGGCGGACGGGTATCCGTTGGGAGATCCTGGCCGACTAGGCCCGGACGAAGTACAGGGCCCGGTCGCGGTCCGTTTCCCACTGCTGGGCCCAGGCGTTTTCCACGTCCTGGGCCTTTTCCGTGGCGTCGAGGTCGTAGTCCTCGAGCAGGGGCTGGACGCGGAGGAGCTGGCCGGGCACGCCCTTGGCCGACTGGATCCACGCCCGGGCGATGTAGCCCACGTCCGACGCGTTCCCGGCCGTGAGTGCCGGCAGGATCACCTTCCGGAGGGTGGTCAGGATCCCCCAGCCGGCATCCAGGGCGCCGCGTTCGGCATTTCGGCCGGAGGTCACCAGCTCGAGCAACTTCACGCCCGCCACGTCCAGGATTCCGGCATCCACGCCGGCGGCCAGGCCGCACAACAGCGGGTCGTTGGCGGCCATGCCGCCGTCGGTGTAGCGCCCGTCCACGGGGGAGAAGTAGGTCGGGGCGGCCATGCTCGTGCGCACCGCGTACCAAACGGGGGTGGACTTGTCCTCCGGTCCCCAGACCTTCAGGTCCTTCTTCCGGGCGTCCCACGTGGTCACGTAGAGCGGGACCTCCGTCTCCGACATGGTACGGTCTCCCAGCTTGCGCTTCAGGAGCTCGAGGACGGGGCCGTCGTCGTACTGGGGGCCGATCTTGGCCAGCCGGTAGGGCCACAACTTCCGGCCGAAGATGGCCGCGCCGTGGTCGCGGTGGAGCTGCAGGACTTCGGCCGCGGAGTAGCCGCACGCCAACAGGGCCATGTCGATGGAGCCCACGGACGTGCCCACGAGGAGCGCCGCGCGGTCCTGCAGGGGCCGCCGGCCGTAGCCCAGCGAGAAGAGGGCGCCCTCGAGCTCCGCGAGGTAGCGCGCCGGCCCCACGCCCATGAATCCGCCGCCGGCTTCCGAGATCACGAGGTCCTTCACGGGATCACCTTCCGGGCCTTCAGCCAGGTCTGCAGCTCGCGGATTTCCAGCTCCTGGGCGTGGATCGCTTCCAGGCGGGCGTCGTGTTCGCGGTCCAGGCGCGCGCGGGCGTCGTCCTGGCCCCGCTGAATGGGCGCAATGAACGCGGCGAACACCAGGCCCCCGAAGGCCACCAGGCCGGAGAGCATGACCCCCAGCTGCTGCCAATTCGTCGCGCGGCCGGTCTGCACGGCTTCCGTGACCTTGCGCAGCCCGGTGAACAAGGATTCCGTGCTCGTCCGGGTCTCGCGGACGAAGTCCTCGAGGAGCTTCCCCTGGTTCTGGACCGCGGTCTCGAGCGAGGCCACGCGCCCCTCGAAGGTGGCCATGGGGGTGGGTTCTCCTTTCATGCCGGGACCGGCTTCAAATGGTCCACGATCGCGAGCAGGCACGAGCCCCCGGCGTCCTGGATTCGTTTGGTGAGGGCCGCTTCCGCGGTCCCTTGGATCTTCAGGCCTACGCGATTGAAGGCCACCAGGGGGCACCCCTCCGTGTCGTCGGGATCGTTCCCCCCGTGCATGCGCACGCCCTCGAACTGGGGAACGTCGAGAATCTGGGGGGTGATGCGACCGAACCGCGGCGACCAGGTAAGGCGCACCCGGTAGAGACCGGCAGGGATGGCCGTCCGTCCCTTCACCTTCACGCCCTCCGCGCGGAGCTGGTCCTCGAGGACGTGGCAGAAGTGGGAACCGTTGGCCAGGAGCACGCCCAGGGTGCGATCGTCCACGGCCTCCGTGCGAACCAGGGCAAGGAAAAGGGAATCCACGGTCAGACCTGCGGGAGCACGAAAGAGGTGTGCACGTTCAGGACGACCCAGGCCGCGGTGTCACCGTCGCGGTCGATGTCACAATCCGCTTTTAGGTCCCCGTAGGAGTACAACCCATTGGCCGGACCCTGGGAGAAGTGGGCGTAAATGTACGGGCCGCCCCCGGGGAAATTTGCGGAAAGTTTCATGCTCATGGTCCGCACGTCCCCCGTCTGGAACAACACCGTGACGGGAACCACGATCGCCCCGACGGCCAGGAGGTAGGTCAGGAGCGGATCCAATTCCGGACCCGTGTCCGACACCCGGAGCTCCATCGGGGCGAGGATGTTCCATCCCCCCAGAGTGGCCCGTGTGAGCGCCACCTGCAGCGACAGCGAGAACAACCCGTCCGCGTACCGGGCCATGGAAAACACCGGACCCTGGGCGAAGACGGAATCCTCCGAATCCACCAGGGTGCCCAAATGGTACCACCGGAACGACGGCGCCCCCGTCCGGGGGATCGCCACGACGCGGGAAACCTTCCCCGACAACAAGGCGGCGTAAGTCTCCAGGGCGCCCGTCCGGGCGTCCAGGGCGTTGTCGGCCGCGGTGCGGGCGTTCACTTCCGTGGTGATCTGGGTCTGGAGATTCGACACCGTGGCCGCGGTGTTGTTCGCGAGGGTCGCGTCCGCGAGCGCGCGGGCGTTCTCCTCCGCGGTCACACGGGCGTTCACCGAGGCCAGCCCCGACACGAGGGACGCGTCCGCGGCCGCGCGCGCGCTCGTCTCCGCGGCCAGGGCGGCCGTCAAGGCGGTGAGATCCCCGGCGCCGGAGTAGAGCACGTCCAGGGCCGCCTTCACCTGGGTGAGGTTGCCGGCGTCCGGCGTGATGCCGGCGAGCTCGAGCAGGTGGACCAGTTCCTCCTGAACTCCGTTCAACCAGGTGGCGGTCACCGTGGTGGCCGGTGTCCCGGTGCCGGGATCGCCCTCCGTGAACTGGTGGGAAGGCGTGGCGGTCGAGTGGAGAATCCGGTCCATGGTGGGCCCCTTTCAGGTGGGAAAGTTACGAAATCGCGTTCGCGCTCTCGAGCATGGAGGCGTAGAGCTCGAGACGGTCGGAGGTCAGGAAGGCGTCGGGGGTGATCGCCCGGACCAGGACCGCGGCCTCCGCGAATTGGCCCAGCTCCACGAGCTCGTAGGCGGCCGACAGCTTCGCGATGGTGTCGGCCTTCGTGACGCCCAGGGCTTCCAGGTCCGTGGTCAGCATGTCGGCCCCGATTGCGTCCATGAGGACGTGGACCGCGGAGAGGTTCCAGTGCAGCGACACCGTGGCCGCGTAGCTGGGGAAGGTGGGGAATCCTTTCATGGTCTGGAAGGACTGGCCCTCCGACATGAGTTCCAGGGCGGCCCCGACGGCCAGGGCGGGGGTCAACTCGTTGCCCGCGATGTCCGAGGCCACGAGCTCGCCGGCGTTCACCGCGGTGGGGAAGGACGACCAGTTCGCGGCCAACCAGATGGGGGTGCAGAAGATCACGCGCGAGCCGCCGGCGGGGATGCCGCAAACCTCGTTCGTGGTCGTGTTGTGCAGCTTGCAAAGCAGGGTGGACTTGGGCTTCAGCATGGTGGTGGCTCCTGGGTTCTAGGTTCGGACCCGCAGGAAAAAATGCTCCTGCAGCTCGTTCTCGGGGGAGATGGTGGCGGGGGCGGCCGACAGCACGCCCATGTTCGCCCGGCCCCAGGCGATGTAGGGCTGGACGTTCAGGTATGGCCCAGAGAGGCCCGCGACCAGGGCGCCGTTCCCGTTCCAGAGGATCACGGCGAAGTAGCGGTCCCCACCCACCAGGGTGGTGGACGCGGTCGAGATCGTGGCCTCCAACCAGGACGAGGGCTCCGGCATCGTCTGGACCGACGAGGCCGCCACTAGGGTGCAGGTGGACCCCGTGGCCGGCCACTTGTAGATGGCCAGGATGTAGGACGCGCCGGAAACCGGCTGGGGGCAGATAATGGCCAGTTTCGTCTGGTTCTGGACAATCGCCTGGTTTCCCACAGGAACGAAGAGCGTGGCGTGGGCGGACCACTGGGTCGAGCTGCCAGCCCGCAGCTGGACGTTTGCCGCGCAGGCGGTCGGGTCCATGGTGAGCGAATAGGACGCCGCGGCCGTCGGAGAAGGACGGGCATCCACGCCCGCCGTGGCCGTGCCGGCCGTGTAGCTGGAAACCCAGGGAGTCACGTCGTAGTAGGTGACGGACGGAGGCACCGCACCCCCCACCATGAACAGGTCGCGAACCGTCCAGCCGGTTTCCACGTTGTTGGCCTTCGCCTTCGTCCAGACCTCATAGACGCACGGCGCCGTGGGGTAATCGGAGACCACGACCACGACCACGTCGTCCGCCGCGGCGCCGTCGCTCTCGAGCATGCGCACGGACGGGGTGGGCGTGACGGCCCCCTGTCGTGGTTCGATGTCGATTTTCCAGACCCCGAACACCTGGGCGGTGTAGCTGGTCGTGACCTGCAGGCGGAAAGCGATGTAGTCGTTATTCCCCGGATCCGAGAACGACAGGACCTTGGTCCACTTGCCCGCGCCGGCCGCGCCGGCGTTGTCGGATCGGAAGGTGTACGAGTCGTTGTCCGTGAGGACCCCCGCGGCCACCTGCAGGCCGCGCCCCACCTTGACACCGCCCAGGGTGGTGGTGGTCGCCTCCGGCAGGGTGTAGGGGGTCGCCAGGGCCGACACGACGCCGTCGCCGTCGATCGACAACCCCGCGCCGATCTTGATTCCTCCCAGGACCGTGGCGCTGGCCACAGGTAGGGTGTAAGTCCAGGCGGCCGCGTTCACCCACTTGGTGCCGTCGTAGGTCAGCACCTGGCCGGCGGACGGCGAGGAGATGAGGGTGTCCGACAGCTCCGACAGGGTCGGGAAACGGTCGATCGACACGAACAACATGCCCGCGGACGGGTGCGAGCGCACGCACAACGCCACGCGCACGCCCACGTTCGGGGCTGCCGGCCTCGTGGCGGTGAGCTGGCCAGCCGTGGAGGACAGGTAGAGGACGGCGCCTTCAGAGAACGCGCTCGTGTCGAGATCGCGGACCAGACCGAAGGCCGTACCGAAGCCCAGGCCGTTGTTGGCCACGTCCTGGGTGAGGACGGCCAGGGCCATGGAGTGGGCGGCCACGTCGGCCTCGGCCTTGTCGATCGTCGCGCGGAAGCCCTGGGAGCCGTTGCAATAGACCACGGTTCCATTGGTGAGCGTTCCGCCGGACACGTTGCGGCCCAGGAGGTGGAGCTCCTGGCCATGCTGCAGGGTCACGCCGTTGGGCAAGTCCGTGGCCAGGGTGTGGTCGACCGAATCCCAGTAGGTGCGCCCGGCCAGGTGCGGGGCTCCGTCGGGGTTCGTCCCGAACGCTACGAACTGCTGCACGCTGAGAAAGTCCGCTCCGGCGCCGTCCACGAAGTCCTTCACGCCGTGCACCGTCTGGGCGGACGTGAGATCCACGAAGCGCCCGTCCAGGACGGTGAAGAGGGCGCCCTCGCCGTCCTGCAGGCGGCCGTTCTCGTCGGTGGAGAGTACGGAGACGGAGGGCAGGTCCACCAGCCAGGTGTCGCCCTTGATCGTCGCCCCCTTCAGGGCGGACAGGTGGCGCTGGAAGGGGACCTCCGAGACGAGCAGCTGGAACAGCCGGTAGGGGTTCGCCGTGTTCGGTTCGGAGGCGTAGAACCTCGACCCGTCGAACCCGCACCCGTAGAACGAGCCCAGGGTGTTGGTCCCACTGTACCAGTGGATGCCGTCTTCGGAGTATTCGTAGGCGGAATTTCCACTCGCAAGCCAGATCCCATTGCCGGCCGTCACCGACCCCGTGGGGGGCAGATTCGCCACGGCGACGTCGTCCAGGTAGATGGTGGGGAAGGACCAGGTGGCGCCGTTGTCGGTCGAGCGCAGCACGCGCCCGGTGTCGCGCTCCACCGCGATCCAATTGCCGTACCTGTCGGTGTCCACCCCGCCCAGGACGGCCGCTCCCGAGTAGACGACGGAGAACGTCAGCCAGTCGGTGGTCCGCATGATCGCGCCGTGGTTGCCCACCATGCACGAGACATGCCCGTCCGTCCCGATGTCGGCCACCAGGTAGGGCGGGTAGATCACGAACCAGGCGGACACCTTCAGGGTGCCGTCGGCGTTGTAGTTCTCCGGGACGTGGTAGGCCGCATAGATCAAGCCGGTATCCGAACCACAGACCCACGCGTCCAGGGACACGCCGTCCATGTGCAGGAACTTGACCACGGGGAAGGTGACCCCGTAGCCGCCCAGGTAGGTGTAGAGGCTGGAGTCCCGGACGGACGTTTTCCAGTTGTCGGTCGACTTCAGGAGGTCGCCGCGCGCTTCCTGCACGGCCCAGACCTTCGTGTCCACGCCGTCGATGTAGACGCGTCCAGGCGACACGCCACGACCGCCCAGGGTGCTAGTCCCGGCCCAGTCGAAATCCGTCTCCACGGGGACGAGCTGGGCGCCCAGGCCGGACACCTGGAAGAGGGTGGACTCGAGCTTCTCGCCCGTCGAGTCGAGGGACCAAAGAACGTCCCGGGAGTTGGCCAGGCGGTTGACCAGGTAGGAAACGGAGTCGAGGAGGAACCCTTCAGCCTGCAGCCGGGCGAACACCGTTTCCGGGTCCACGCGCTGCGTGACTCCGCCCGGCTTGTCCTGGGTGAAGAATCCGTCCCAGACGGTCGCCTGTTCCCACTCGAAATTGCGCTTTCCCATGCGTCACGTCCTCCCGATCATTCCGACCCCGTCGTCCCCGGCCATGGGCACGGTGTCGTGTCCGATCATGGCGATTTCCTCCCCGAAAATGTAGGCGTACACCACCAGGGTGTGGGACGGCTTCAGCCGGTCAACGAAACATTCCAATTCTTCGAGCCCCCACCGGCGGAGCGGATCGCCCGCCGCGGAGTGGCCCGCCTTGAATTCCGTCACGTTCGCCACCGCGATGGGCACGACCACGCGCCACGTGAACAGCCAAGGCCCTTGTGTCAGGGAGTCCCCGGCCGCGGAGTGGCCCGCCTTGAACGGAGAGGCCAGGAGGTAGAACTCCTCCACCCGGATGTCGAACCCGTGCAGGGCGGCCAGGGCCTCGAAGTAGGCCGCGGAACATCCTCCCAGGGAGTTGGCCTTCCGGAAAATCTCCCGGCGCCGGGAGGCGTCGTCCGTGGCCGGCGAGGACACGCACCCCTCGGGGAGGCCCAGCTCCGTTTCCCACTCCGCGAGGCTGCCCACCGTCTGGGACGGGGTGAGCTCGTCCAGGAGGAGATCCTCCGCCGCGTGCACGCGCGCGAGCTCCTCCGAGCAGGCGGAGAACAGCTTCCAGAAGTTGGTCCCGATCCGGCGCGCCCAGGCGGGCCCCTTCGGCAGGAGCTCGAGCAGCTGGGCGGTGTAGTCCCCCACCGAGTAGCTGCGCGAGTGGTAGGGGTTCAGGTCCACCAGCTCCACGACGGTGAGGCCGCGGAGCTCGAGCTCCCCGAAGGACCCCTCCAACCGGAGGGGGTAGACGCCCGGCGACATGGTGCCGGGGAGGATGAACTCGAGGGACCGTTCCGTCTGGACGGTGGGCGTCACCAGGGGGAGGTCCCCGAACTGGGCACCCAGGACCAGGCCGAAGTTCCACCCCGACAGGTAGACCCGCCACCCCGCGGCCGTCCGTCGCGGGACGACCGACTGAACCAGGGGCGCCGTCATTCCCAGGGCAGGTAGGTGGACGAGGCCAGCACGCCCACCTGGTTGAGGGTGAAGGCGACATCCTCGACCGTGGCGCCGTCCTGGGTCACGAGGACCAGGCGAACGCCCGTCACGCCCGTGGCGCCCGCGATGGCGTCCTGAATCTGGGAGCGGGCAATGGTCGTTCCCGGTGCTCCGGGGTCGCCCGCGTCACGGCCGTGCGCGCTGAAGAGGTTCTCCAGTTCCGCGGTGGCCGCGGCCTGGGTCGAGGCGTTCAGGGGCCGGAGCTGGGCAGCCACGGCCACCGCGCTGGGCTGCACGCTGGCCACGCGGACGTCGGCCGTCACGGGCTTGCGCGTGCGGTCGGTGAGGTACTCGAGCACGCCGGCCACCTCGTCGGGGGTGAGCACCGGCGGGGAGGTGTTGTAGTTGGCGACTCGAACCGTCACGGAATTGGCTTCCGGGAAGTTGGGGAACACCCACGCATCGGTCACCGGCGCCACCGCGGTGGCCCAGATCACGTAGTCCGCGTCCGCTCCTCCCTGGGGTGGGTTCCTCTTCTTGTAGAGGATGCGCGCCCGGTAGTCCTCCGGACCCTCGAGGTCGGAGCCGCCGGAGATCCCCGCCGCGGTCGTGGCGTCGGGGTCGATCCCGGGGAGGGGTGTCACCAGGGAGACCGTGGACCCGGCGTCCAGATTGCCGGCCACCCCGGCCACCAGGGCCGTGATGGTCACGGAGACGGTGCCGCCGGATCCCACGACGGCGTCGGCCGTGGTCTGGTATTCGACTTGTGCGGAGGTCTGGACCAGGGTCCCCTGTTCGATCGGGCTGCCTTCCGTCCCGGTGAACAGGACCACGCCGGACGCATAGGTCGGGGCCTTCCGGTAGACGCCCACCTCCTGGCCGTGGCGGTCCAGCTGGTCGTCGTCGGCCAGGTGGGCGAACCCCTGGTCATACTTCCACGCCTGGTAGAGGTGGAGGAGGTAGACGACGCCGGCCCAGACCCGGGCCAGGACGCGCAGGACACCCCGGCGGAGGGCCGCCGCGGTGCCGAAGAACTTTGTGGAGAAGTCGCTCTCCACGCGGGCGATGAGCTCCGCGAGGGTGGGACGATTCCAGGCCATTAGGGGGTCCTCCTGGAGGCCTGGGCCTCCCAGTTCAGCCGGTACCGGTACTCCACCGCGGCGCCTGCTGGTTGGATGATGCGGACGAGCACGTCCACGCGGTCCGCCTGGATCGTGGACCGCTCCGGCAGAATCTCCACCCGGTCGGCCACCTTGTCCTCGAGCATCCACGCGAGCGCCTGCTGGCCCCACTGGCCCACCTGCATGAACAGGTCGGGCGTGATCTTGGACCCTTCGGCCAGCCACCACTTCGAGCCCAGGAAGTCGTTGGCGTCCTCGAGGGTCTCGTCCGCCCACCAGCCCATGGGGTCGCTGCCGGGCGTCGGGTCCGGGTCGTCAGCTGCGCGCCGGGCCCAGGTGAACAGCGACACCACGACCGCGGTTTCCAGGTCGTCCCCGATCACGAGGTCCTCGCCGGTAAACTCTAGATCGAAGTCCCACTCCGTGGTCCGCGAGAGGCGCAAGTCCGACATGGGACAAAGATACCCTCACGCGATGAACTCCGGGAAGGGAACCGGCGCCGGAGGACTGCCGGGGATGATCTCCACCACCGTGCACGGGAACAACCGGACCACGTTTTCGGTGGCCCGGTAGAACGCGACGAACGCGTCCGGGACCTCCTCGTCCGTGACCAGCGCGCGGATGGCCGCCTCCATCGCGGCGACGTGGCCGGCCGTCGTGATCACCACCGACTGGACAGCGGTCCCACCGTGGGCGGGAACGCCCGGAACTCCGCACGTCGCCCAGTAGGCGCACAGCCCCGTGGCCAGGCGTTGAACCTGGACGGACGAGTCCTCCACGAGGAACGCGTCCTCGAGCAGGGAGACGTTCCCGCCCGCGGTCATGTCCGCGCCGGCGAGAGTCGCGGCCCTCGAGTAGTCCCGGTAGACCGCGGCCAGCTGCTGGGCCATGTCCGTGGGGGAGAGCGGGGTCTCGCGCGCGACCTGGTCCGCGATCTCCTGGGCCATGGCCGCGCCTCCGTCCTGGGCGTCGAGGGCCACGGGTCAGGCCCCCGTGTCCTGCTGGTCGGGGGGACTGGTGGGGGAGCCCAGGTTGCCGATGTGGGTGTGGGCGTTGTAGTGCCCGCGCAGGGCGGAGAGCTTGCCCACGGAGTCCGACACCTCGCCCGTGGCCTCCACGGTCGGGGAGTCGATCCGCACGGCCGTGGTGGCCTTGATTTCCAGGGTTTCCGTGGTGATCGACACCACGCGGCCATTCTTCAGGTGGATGGAATCCCCCTCCGCGGTGTGGAGGGCGACCTCTCCCGGCTTCAGGGCGATGGACATTTCCGGGCCCATGCCCTTGGTGGACACGACCACGCCCGAATCCCGGGACCCGCCCAGGAACAGGGTCACGGCCTGGGACCCCGGCAGCGGGCGCGAGGACACGCCGAACTGCTGGACCAGCTCGAGCTCGTCGCGGAACTCGCCGGCGCCCAGGTCGAGGGTCAAGCGGATGCCGCCCTCTTCGTCGGCCGTGGCCGAAATGAGAGCGCGCGCGACCATGAGGCGGACGCGATTCCGGAGGGGTTCCAGTAGGCGGTTCAGTTCCTGAATCATTGGCCGCGGACCGCCTTCCGGACGGTGGCCCAGGGGTCCGTCTTCGCCACGGTCTTCTTCCGCTCCTCCAACTTCTGGAAGGCGTCGGGAGAGACCAGCGACAGAGTGGCCCGGGTCCCGTCGGGGCCCAGGGTGTACCGGACTTGGGAGACCAGGAGGTCCTGGGAGGGCCCGCCCAGGATCGCGGGGGCGTCCAACGACAGGAGGGACGCGCACTCCCACAACGACCCGTCGGACTGGGTCCAGCCACGGACGACGGCCTCCATGGTGGAGGACTTGGCCGCGCGGGTGAGCGCTTCCCAGTTCGCCCGCTCCTGGGCCGTCTGGGCGGTGAGGTCATTTCCGCCCACGATCACCAGGGGCCGGTAGCGCTCCACGCCCTTGTCGGTCGCGGTCGCGGAGACGTGCAGCGACTTGTTGGCGCTGAAGTAGCCGGCGCCCGGCGCCGTGGCGTGGGTCCCCCGCACCTGGTAGGTGCTGAACCGGTCCTTGAGCGAGAACGCCCCGGACACGGAGAGGAGGTTCTGGCCCAGGACCAGGCGGTCCGTGGCGCGCTTCGTGCCCTGCTGGATGAAGGTCAACGCGCCCTCGCGGGTGGTCCAGGGGAGCACCCCGCGCTGGTTGGCGGCCTTCGTGATCGTCTGGAAGACGGTGTCCCCCGGTTCGGCCGAGAACCGCGTGAAGGGTTTCCCCAGGTCTGCCCCTCCTTCCGAGGTGTAGACCAGGCCGAAGGGCTTCACGAGCTGGGCCGCGAGCTGGGCCAGGGTGACGCCCTTCCACGTCCCGTTGACCCCCTCGAGGCCACAGTCCACCAGGTCGGACGTGATCTCCCGCCCCTTCACTCCGATGGTATGTGAACGGGGGTCGATCTTCGGCGCGATCTCGTCCACCCAGCCGGTGAGGAGGAGGTGGCCCTCGAGACGGATCTCCGCCCGGTCTCCGGGGAACACGGGCAGGTAGGCCGCTTTCCCGTCCGCTTCCTGGGCGGACTGGGAGAGCGAGAACTCCCCGCACAAGCTGGTCATGCTCTTGACGATCTCCACCGACTCCCAACCGCGGAGGGCCTTTCCGGCCGTCGTGATCGTGACGCCGGTCACCGGGACAGGATCTCCAGGGGCTGCCCGCCGGGAAGGAATCCGGGGTGCTGGATCCCGTTCCGGGCGACGATGTCGTCCGCGCGGGTGTGGGTGCCGTAGACCTCGAACGACAGGACCAGCGACGGAACGGTCCGGGCGGGCGTCGTGGTGAGGACGACGGCCAGGTCCGCGGAGGTCTCGCGCAGGTAGGACAGGGCCGCCGCCTGGGCGTCCTGGGCGAGCTGGTAGACCTCCGGGTCCTCCGTGGTGGAGAGCACGTTCTCGAAGGCCGCGTCCACGGAGTCCTGCAGGTTGGAGGCGTCGTCCACGCTGGTGATCTTCGCGCCGATGAGCTTCTCCGCCAGGTCGAACGTGGCCGACTGCTGGAAGAGGGCCACGAGCTCGCGCTGGTTCGAGGCCTGGAGCCGGCGTTCGCTCGCGGTCTGGTTGGGCACGACGGGCAGGTCCGCGCCGGCCTGGGACATGCCCAGGGCTTCCGAGAGCTGCACGCGCGCGAGGAGGGAGGACGGATCCGGGGAAGCCACCACGGCCGTGGCGCCCGTGGTCGCGTAGGTCACGCGCCGGGTGGAACTGGTCCCAGACGGGAGGACGGCGTCCTCCACCGACGTGAGCAGGTCCTGGACACGGGCCGCGAAATCCCCCGGGGCCATGAGCAACAGCGCGAGGTTCTGCCGAATCTGTCCCAGCTTCGACACGAAGGCGGCCGCCTGCCTCATGGATTCGCGCGCGGTGGCGACCTGGTCGAGCAGGTGCTCCGTGGTCTTCACGGCCGCGTCGACCGTGGCCGCGGACGCCTTCGCGAGGGTGAACACGCGGGCGAAACGCGAGGCCGTGGCGGACTTGGCGGACTTGGCGGCCAGCTGGGCCGCGGAGCGGGTGTCCGTGACCACCACGGGAGTGGGCCGGATGTCGGGGTCCAGGACGAACGAGAGGGACAACCCCACCCGCCGCTTCTCCGTCGCGCTCTCCTGCACCTGGCAGGCCGTACACCGGGCGGTCTTCGTGCCGAGATAGGGATGGACCAGCGACCCCGCGCCCTCGCGCTCCACGGCCTGCAGGATCCGCTCGAGCTGGGCCCGGACGTTCTCCCCCAGGAGGTAGGCCTCGAGGGAGACGGAGCGGGACACCCGCCCCATGTCCTCGTTGTAGGGGTCGTCCAGGTTGGGGTACTCGTGGACCGCGATCCGGCGCCCGGTGCCGAACTGGTGGGACGCGACGAAGAACGGGACACCGCGGAAGGACCCACCAACCGCCTGCCGGGTGCGCCCCTCGTCGTCGGTGAACGTGACCGTGCGGAGGTCCGATAGGTAGGACATCAGAAACCCCCCGCGAAGGCGTAGCCGGCGGAAACGGAGACAGGAGCCGGTCCGGTGGGTTCGCCCACGCGAGCCCCCGCCGGCAGGTTTCGGAAGTCCACGGTGAGGGCGGAAGTCTGCCGGATGGTGGACTCCGAGGAGGTGCGCAGCGCTGCAGCCGCCGCGGGGGTGGCCGGAGTTGCTGCAGGTTCAGCCGCGGGGGAATTCACGAAGAACCCCACGCCCTTGGCCAGGAGGTCCCCGACGATCGGAACGGCCTTCAAGGTCGTGGACACCGCCGCGGCGCCGTTGCTCACCGCGTTGTTCAGGGACACCCACAGGTCGGCCATGAAGTCCACGAAGGCCCGGAACCCCTTCCCGATCGAGGACCAGAGGTCCGCGAAGAAGGCCCGGATGGGCTTCCAGTTCTTGATCACGAGGAGGGGTAGGCCGATGAACGGGACCGCGACGGCCAGCGCCTGGCCGATCCCCGTATCCAGGAAGGCCGACACCGCGGACCAGATTTCCGCGAGCCACCCGGGGATCTTCGCCCAGTTCTGGTAGATAGCCCAGGGGATACCCACGAACGGCGCCACGAACACCAGGAGCACCTGGCCGATGGTGGAGCGAAGGAAGCCCAGGAGGGCGTCGAGGATGCCACCCAGGAACCCCGACACCTTGGACCAATGCTTCACGATGAGGAGGGGAATTCCGATCATGGGGAACACGAACACGGCGAGAATCTTCCCGACGGAGGTATCCAGGAAGGACGAGACCCCCGACCACAAAGTGGTGATCCACCCGGCGACGGTGTCCCAGTTTCTCCAGACCAGGTAGACGGCGCCGGCCAGGGCCGCGAGGCCGGCAATCACCCAGCCCACGGGGGTGGTCATGAGGGCCACGCCCATGGAGTAGATGGCCGGGACCACGGTCCCCGTGATCGTGGCCACAAGGCCGGAAAGCATGGGCAAGAGGGAAGGGAGGGCGGTCAACAGGGTGCGCGTGGTCGTGAACAACGCGCGCCCGAAGTTCAGGACCGCGGGGACAGCCGTCACTAGCGAGGCCACAAACGGGCCGCCCACGTAGAGGGCCAGGGCCCCGAGCGCGAACTGCAGCGGGCCCACGGCATCCATGACCCACCACAACGCCCGGAGGAACGGGCCCATGGTGCGAGCCAGCGAGGTGAAGGACTCGCCCAGGGAGGTGAGCACCTCCGGCAGCTTCGTGGCGATCATCTTGCCGACGGTCTCGAGGGTTCCGCGATTCGCGAGCGCCCATTCCTGGAACCGGACGATGAGGTCGGACACGACGGGGTAGAGCTGGGAGGCGAACGTCGCGGAGAGGGACCCGACCGCGAAGCGCAGCCGGTCCATGGTGTCGTTGAAGGCCGCGGCCTTCTGTAGTTCCTTGTTCTGGATCGGGCCGCCGGCGGCCTGGAAGTCCTTGAACATGCCACGGAGAGCTCCGGACCCCTGTTCCAAGGACGTGACCAAGGCCTGGTTCCCCTTGCCGAAGAGGGCCGACGACACGCGCAGGCGGTCCTGCTCGTTGGGAATCTTGGCCATCGCGTCCGACACGTCGAGGAGCACGTCCTCCATGGAACGCGCCTTTCCGCGCGCATCCGTGAGGCGCACGCCCATGGCCTGCAGCGGGGCCAGGGCTTCGCCCGTCCCGGCGCGCGCGGCCGACAGGCCCTTGGCGAATCGCTCGAGGCCCGCGTCCGCGGTCTCCACAGAGGACCCCGACAGCTGGGCCACGTACCTGAAGCGCTGCAGCGAATCCGTGGCCACGCCGATGCGCCCGGCCGTGTCCACGACCGCGTCCGCCGCGTCCGCGTTCACCTTCAGAAAGGCGCCCATTCCGGCCACCACGCCGGCACCACCGAGCAGCACCCCGCGGGTGCGCTCCATGGACTTGTTGAACCCGTCCCCGATTCCGCCCATACGCTCGCGCAGGCGGCCGGCCGCGCTGCCCAGTTCCGCGAACCGCGCCTCCCGGGAGAGGGAGGACAGCGAGGCCTGGAGCGCCTGCACGGGGGCGTTCACCGATTCGATGGAAGCGCGCACGCCCCGCATGACCGCGGAGACGTTGTCCACCATTTGGATGGCCGCTTCGATCCTGGGCAGTTTGAACGCCACCGCTTCACCTCCCCGTGGGCTGGATCATCTTCGACCAATCGCGCGCACGTTCAAGCCAGAAAATACACTCGTGGCGCGACAGGGAGCGGATTTCCGACCGGGACCAATGGAAGGCCCCGGCCAGGATCGCGAAGGCTAGACGCCAGTCGGAAGGCCAGAGGGCAAAAAATGATTCACCACCTTGGTGATCTCGAGGACCTCGCGACCCGGGAGCGCCTTCACCATGGGGTCCGGCCATCCCGTCGCGCACGAAACCATGCGGATGAACTGGTCCCCCGGCTTCTTCTCGTTCATGATGTCGGCCAGGTCGCCCGCGGTGGGCTCGTGGTCGATCACCACCTCCGTGTGGGTCTCCGTCCCATACCGGAAGGGCTTGGCGAACTTGTGGGTGTAGGGGAGGACGATCTCCTCCTCCTCCGTGGCGGCCGGGGCGGGGGTGGGGTTCTTCGACATGGTCCGTTCCTTGGTTGAAGTGGCGCGCGGTTGCGCGTCTAGACTCCAAATATACGACAAGGGCCCCGGCTTGCACCGGAGCCCCGCGGGTTCCTGTTGGTCTCCGGGTAGCCCCCGGGGTCCTGCTGGTTCCCTGGGTCTACTTGACCTCTTCGCAGGCCAGGCCCTCGAACCGGACGGGGACTTCGCCCTCTCCGGTCGTGACGTTGGCGTCCGCCGCGTAGACGCCGCCGCGGAGCGCGATCACCTTGCCGTTGGCCAGTTCCAGGGTGACGGTGGCGTCCTTCACCTGGGAGAGGGCCTTCACGTCCAGGTCGTCGCCGTCCGTGATCTTGCCTTCAATGAAGGGGACCACGGTCTCCGACTTGTAGCCGTGCACGCCGTCGGTGCCGGCGATCATGGTGTGCTTGTCGGCGCCCAGGTTGTAGGTGTATTCGCCCTTGGCCCGGTACTGGGTGCCGTTGACCTTGAAAAACAACTTTCCGGCGCGCAGGTTCGACATGGTGCGGTCTCCTTACAGGATGAAACGGACCTGGGTTGCCCCGATCCGGAATTGGTTCACGAGGTTGGGACGGAGGAGGAAGTCCAGGCGGTCCACGTCCCCGGTGTTCCGCTCCACCACCAGGGCGGACTTGAACGCGGCCAGGCCTTCGACCCAGCCCAGTTCCTCCCAGACCTGGAAGCGCGCGATGGCCTCCGCGCGGCCCACCTTCGGTGTGATCACCGCCTGGCCGGGACCGAAGTTGGCGCCGTCGTCGGCCAGCTTGTGGCGGGGGTACTTGTTGCGCATGTAGGTGGCCCAGTCGTACCGGATCGCCTGCAGGGTGTAGACCGTCTCCACGTTGCGGTAGGACGGATCCGCGGCACCGGTGGCGCTGGTCTTGTAGGTGGTCACGAGCCGCTGAATCCGGAGGGTACGATCCTGGGCCACGCTGAAGGTGGACAGCCCCTTCTGGAGCAGGGTCTCGTTCTCGACCCAGGAATTTTCCTGGGACTCCGTGGGGCCCTTCGCGAAGGTGAAGGCGAGCGACTGCAGCGGGCGCGCCGGGTCGATCGCGGCATGCATGGACACGAGGGCCACGAGCTCCGCGGCCAGCTCCCAGGGGGCGGTCGGGACGTTCTCCCCGTTGAAGATGCACGAGAACGGGGAATTCCGCACGTCTCCGTAGGCGGTCAGGGCGGAAAATGCCGCGTTCTTCGCCGCGTAGACGACGCCGCCCGTCTGCTTGTTGGCCTTCCACTGGGTGGCGAGCTCCGCCTCCAAGTAGGCGACGGCGTCCGCGCCGGTGTAGGCGGAGGCGATGGCCTGGAACCAGCGATTGGCCAACAGGCCGGCCACGCCTTCGGTGGCGAGGTCGGGGTCCGTGGCGCCGCCGGACATGGCCACGACGGCCACGGCCACGCCGGCGGGCAGCTTCTGCCCGTGGTAGTGGTTCAGGCGGACGTCGATCTCGTTGCCGGGGGTGCCCTTGTTCTTGGCCGTGAGGGTCACGACTCCGGCGACCGCGGCCGCGGACACGGGCAGGTTGGCGTTGGCGTTGACGGCCGCGACGATGGAGGCCGCGATCTCGGAGGCGGTGTCCGTGTCCTCCACTCCGACGGTGACCGATCGGCCGCCCACCATGAGGTAGACGGAGCCGGATTCCGTGGCGGGTCCGGTGACGGTCAGCGTCCCGGTGGCCGCGGTCGATCCGGCCGCGTCCGACAGGGGCAGCACGTACAGGGGTGTGGACGGATTCGAGGCGAGGAACGCCTCCACCATGCCCGCGAGATGGGAGCCGGCGCCGAAGAGGTCCACGGCCTGGGCCAGGTCGGTGACCTGGGTCACGACCTTGGGGGCGGACTTCGCGGCGAGCTGCTGGCCGAGCAGGAGGGCCTTCCAGGGGATCGTGCTCGAAGCCTCGACGGCGCCGGAGTTGTCGATCTCCACGAAGAAAAACGGGGTCAAGCCGTTGGCGGGAATCTCATTGAAGGAAACGGACATTTCAGTCTCCGGTGCTGGTGGTGTCGGTGGCTGCCGGGCGATTCCGGCGGGAGGTGGTCGG